ATGACCATGACTCTCCCCGAATCCGCCACCACATACGCGACCGACGAAGAAGTCGCCAACGGCGTCAAGTTGCAAGTTAGACGCCTATTGTGTGCTGCGGGCATCAAGGCGAAGGTTGACGCTTACCTTTTCACCTACTGTACCAGCTTTTTCGGATACCCCGTTAAAACCTATTCGATCAGTGTCAGAGTAGCAGGTCGAAGTGACGCTATAGCCACGTATAACGCCCTTTTGGGGGCAAAAGTCGTTCACATGCCGTACTTAGAATTGGGAGCCGCGACGCTGAATTATGCTGGTGACTTCCAGCATGATGATGGTGTCGAGATCATGTTCGTGGCCAGATTTTTTGTGGGGGCAGAGGGAGGTGTCGCGACCATAAAATAATTGTCCCTCACTTTTTTACGTCAATAACCTACTATAGGTTAAAAGTTTTTTAAGTTTCTTTATTTTGTGCGAAGGATTTACAATGAATAAACAAGAACATGGAGCCACTAATGAAAATCAAATGCCCGAAATGCAAAGCCGAGCTAATTTGCTCAAAGTGTCACACCCCGGTCAGCAACATCGGGGAGGTTCTGGCAGCGAGCAGAGACCCGAACGTGTCGAGGAAGAACGGGGCGAGGGGCGGGAGGCCGATCAACAAAGATTCAGCCAGGCAGCGACGCCTGCGAGCAGCCCAAACCAAGCCGAAGCCCTAACCCTCACCCCCGACGCCGAGGCCCTCATCAGCATCATCGACGCCATCACCGCCCACCTACTCGCCACCTACGGCAACAGCGTCCTGAATCGTAACGAGTGCATGGGTTGGGCACAGTTGGGATTATGCGAGGCCATGAGCACTGACACGACGGCAGCAGACCTTCTTCATCGGGGGCAGCAGATTGCCGTCCAAAAAATGAGGGAAGCTGGCCTCATCACACTGGCAGCATAAACCTACCCACCACCCCGCCACACCCCACAAGCCCCCTAAATGGGGGCTTTTCTGTTTACCAAACTATATAAGAGGCGTGATTTTTATCGCGACTATAGCTTTTTGCTTCTTTTACTACGCCAAAAAATAAATTTCAGATTCTTGTCTAAAAAATGACATAAGTGGCTGATCTCTAAATAGAGGCATATTTTCTCAGATTTTCTCTAAAAAATTGAGGAAGTGGCCTATCTCTAAGTAGAGGATTTATGCGACAGGTAAGTGTTTTATCTATCGTAATATGTCTAAATGTGCCATACAGGAGATAAACATGGCAAACGTAAAACTGGTTAGTGATTTTGATGGCCGTCCGTTTGATGCAGATGCACAAACATTGCAGCAGGTTGGAGCACTTGCATGTCACGAGCATGTAAAATGCGATATCAACCTCAACGACGCAGGAACAGACGGAGAACTAAGAATCACGGTAAAGACTACGCCGGAGATTATCGCCGCTTTCGGTGTAGACGAAGCAAAAGAAGAAGTGGACATCAGGTTTACCACGGCGGCGGGCAGAGCCTTACTTAACGACGAGGATATCGCTTATGTTCGCGCCGTGGTGGTGAGAGCTTATTACGTGGCGGACAAAGATCGGCTCGCAGCATTCTGCAAAACCTTCTATAAAAACGAGGAGCAGCCACAAGCCCATCCATACGATGGACTGGCCGACGCCTTGAGGATATTGGGCAACAATGAATTCGTCCGCACGGCAACACCCAAACAAATCGCCCTATATACTTTGCTTTGCCTTACCGAGGATGGACTGCTTGATGAAATCTGCCCAAAATTTCAGAGCTATCTCAAGCGGGAGGCTGGACTTGCCCTAAATGACCTTGCCGAAATAGACCAGGATACGCATACTCGCATGATGAATGCTATCACCGAAATGGTAGCAAAAGCCCGGCAAGAAGACCCAACCGTAGGCGACGACAACACCTTGCCGGGCTTATGCTCAGTCTTGCCTGTACGGGTATTCTCACACGCAACCCCGGACAATCATGGCTGGCTTGTGACGGACAAAACGCGAAGTGGTGACGTAACCCCGTATGTCCCCGGTAACGTGGCACACCACGCGCAAGCCCGGCTGGGATCATTGCAGCTTTGACCACCACCAACCCAGCAAGCCCGGTTCGCTAAGCATCCGGGCTTCGCTTTCCCAAAACTCGCAACGACCGCATAACGAACGCGAACCTGCACACTCATAATATCGAATGAAACCCCGTGCCACCGGGTGTAATGATTCAGGACGACGACAACATACCAACAATAATCTCCTGGATCGGGCCGGATAGTGTGGCAGCTACCGGCCCACTTTTTTTGCCAGGAGCAGCTAATGGAAAATACCCCACAACCAACACCTCGCCCACTTACTCAGGCAGAGTTCCGAAACAAAAAACGACAACAGCCCAGATACCCCGGCGACAAGCAGATATTCCTGTGTGTGCCGACCGCCCTATTGGGGCGGAAAGACCTCACCCCGCTCGACAAACTGCTACTGTCAACATATGCGGATTATCTTGGGCCGACTCACCTTGACGCATGGCCCAGCGCCAAGACGTTGGCACGAGAGCTTGGCGTACCGTATAGCGTGGTTAAGGAATCACAAAAACGGCTTATACGACTCGGATTTATTCGGGCGGGTAAATTGCACCGCAACGAAAAAGGTGTCGAGACGCGAGAATATGCTTTGTTGGATTTTCCGCCGGAAAAACAAAAAGAACACAAGCAAGGGGTGTCCGGAATCCATACACCCCCACGCGCTAAAATCGAATGTTCGGAAACGCACAATTCGACGAAGAGGGTGTCCGGAATCCATACACCCCCCTGTCCGGATTCCATACACCCCCCCTATATGGAATCCATACACCCACCCCGTCCGGAAACCGGACACGAATCAGACTTACACGTAAACCATACTGATATAAACCATACTGATAATCAGACTAAAGTAGAGGCGGCAGAGCCGCCCACCTTTTTGGCTGCGCCTTATAATTTGCCAAACGGACGAGAACATGGTGAACAGTCTGTATGTTTGCCAGACGGAAGTAATAGTTGTCAGAAGGACGTAAGTACCAGTACAGATTCCAGTACACATGTTTACCAACCGTCAGGCAACCAGACTGATATTATGGCGGCGGACAATCATCAAGACACCGCCGCCCCTTCCACGCCCACAATCACGAAAAAGGATTCTGCCACAAAAACCAAAAGCAAAGCAGAGCTTACTAACGAAGCCAAGGACTGGTTCACCGCGTCCGCCGACAACATGGAGTTATTCATCCGCTTCGGCGCTGCGGCCTACGGTAAGACGCCGGACGAGTGTATCGCGGCAAAGCTGCCGTCCACCGATACTGACTGGCTTGCGTTCAATTCCGCCGATCCAGACTACCCCTACGATCCACAATGGACCCCCGACCACCTAATGGGCTACTTCTGGCAGGGCGTGTGCCGTTGGCGATCTCAAAACGGCGTCATGCTCGAATTCCCACAGCAGGCCAAACTCGCCGCCAACATCAAAAGCCTTTGCTCAGGCATGACCGTCCAGCAGGCGTATGTCTACATCTTTTTCCTGATCCATCACTTCCCGCTTATCCGCTTTCTCATCGGCGGTCAAATGGGCGAAGGCATAATCCTCAATGCGGGATCATTAACCCACCCCACCATCCGCGACAAGGTGTTAATGCTTCGGGATCGTGGCGACCAGTGGCGTCAGGAGCAGTACGAACGGTTCGGCGACTTTTTGAGCAGGCGTGAAGATAGAATGGGATACTTGCCCCCTCAACCAAGGAACAGCACTACCAGCACGACCACGACAGAGCATGAGCAGGACAACGAGGAGCAGACTACTGTACCACCGCCAGAACCGTCAGAAACGCCACCAGCAGCATCCGCCGCCGTCACAACAGCAGAGACATCACCCACGACCGCCGAGGCCGTCACAATGCTTTCTCGGCAGCTTGTCGCGTCCATTACGTCACAGGGCACACCGGCCACATATCCACAACCTCACCCCCAGCAGCATCAATTGCCGCCGTGGTGTCAGAACCAATCCGCCACATCACCAACCCCGCTACAATACACACCGCCGTCGGACTGGGGCCAACCCTTCACACCACCAACACCCACAGATCATGTCGGAATCCGAGATATGCGTATCATTCCGCGTTGCAAGGCTTGAGGACTTGACCGCTACCGACATCATCAGCGTTATGCAGTCCGTACAGACACGCATAGCACAACTGGCTGCATAGTCCCACCCTCAATAAAATCTGAAAAATTCCCGCAACTCAAAACGGTGAGTGCCTTACGCCGTCGTCATATCGTCCAATGAAGACCAATGACGACATCCGCCCAACAACTTCCCCCGCATCCCGATAGCGACGCGATTCTGCGCAGCGTCGAAAGCATGATTTATAAAATCATACGACGCCAAGCCGGTGGGTATGACGAAGAAATCATTCAGGAACTCGCGCAGGCTGTCCGGATTAGCCTGTGGCAGTATTCCATACCCCGCTACGACCCTTCCAGAGGCGTCAAAATATCCACGTTTCTTTATTCGTGCATATTTCGGAAAGTACGCTCTGAAATTCGTAGCATCAACAAAAAGCAGAAACGGCAACAGGACCGCGAAACACGACCACTACATAACAGCATCGCACCTGCAAGAGATACCCGGCAGGATCGGAAAATAGAATCACTGGCCGACGCCATTGTCGCCGACCCCGAAAAATTCATGACGCGACACCAAGCGGAAGTATTCCGGGCGATTGTTGGCGGCCACGACACCAAAAAACAAGATATAGCCACACAGCTTGGATACGCCCGCCCGTCCAGTATGTCGATGATACTACAGCGAATCCGAGACGCCATTGCCGACATCGACATCGAAAGCTGGGACGGCAGTGTCGAATCCATCTTTCCGCCACCACCGCCGAAGCCAAAATCCTCTCAACAGATCGAAATCGAGCGCCGACTGCTGGCTGGTGAGGATCGTAACGCTATCGCCGCGACCATGAACACCACGCTATCGCGTGTCGGAGTGATTGCGGCTTCATTAGGACTACCAAAACCTCCACCTAAAAAATCCACCGAACGCCTTGAAATTGAAAGGCGGTTACAGGCTGGACAGAGACAATGTGACATTGTTCGCAGCCTGAATATCACGCGTCGAAAAGTGGGGTACGTTGCGGCTTTGCTAGGGCTTCCGAAATTACCCAGTCTGCCAAAACCTCAAAAAAGCCAAAAAGTACCAAAGCCTCCCAAACCCCCACGACCTCCAAACCCCAAATCACAGGAACGTTTGGAAATCGAAACTCGATTGATGCAGGGCCAGCGGCGGCGTGACATTGCCGCCGAAATGAAAATATCACAAGCCAGGGTCTGGAATATCGCAACGCAACTTCGCCAAAAGGGGATGATTCCCCACTGTCGCAGGGAGCCGCGACCACTTCGTCCGTTTACTCCCTTGCAGGAAGAAATCGCCGTCCGCCTACACCGTGGGGAGTCTATGCGGCGAATCGCGAGGGAGATGGGAATTTCAAAAAAACGGGTTCAAACCGTGAAACGAAGGGGGGCCGCAGCATGACGACCGACCACGCCCCCATTCACCAAACCCTCATAAACATGATGCCCAGATTGCGTAGGCTTGTGGGGGCACACTTTCGCAACCCTCATACTTTCGATAATGCCCTTCAGGATATTCTGGTTTACCTATTGGAAACCGGCGCAAGAACCTACCGCCCGGATGGTAAGGCCGACCTTGCAGGATGGTTGTACGGCTGCGCCAAAATGCAACTACGGACCATTCACCAAACGAACAAGCGAAGGAACCGACCAGACCTTCCTCAACATGCCACCGCTTTTAGCACCGTGGAAACGTCAACCACTCAAGAGGGAGATGCAGGGGTTGAGGCTATTCTCGCGGATCGGGAAAACTATATAACCGATCCACTGGTTGAAAGGTTGACCAATGCTTTGATTGCGGAGCCGGAGAAGTATCTGCCTGGCGCACAAGCCCGCCTATTCCGAGCACTATTGGACAACCCCGACATCACCATGCACGAACTCGCGGCAAAGCTCGGCTATGGGTCGCGTAACACTGTAGTCCAAAAGATACGCCTCCTGTACCACCGGATTACAGCCCTTGATCTTTGGGAGCCTCAACCGCTCAGCAACGAAGCTCTCCGTCAATCCGCCAAGGGAAGCAAAACCCAAGCATCGCAATCAAAAAATCAACGCGCAGGGAGTGACGACGCGATGCAGCAGGCTCGGCAGACAGAAGCCGCAATCCATGAAATGAAAAAAGCGAACGCATTGAAAGCGAGCCAGCTTGCCGCCCAATATGCCCATAATCGAAAGGTTGCAATATGACCGAAGAAACCACAATAACCGAAACTATAGAAGAACCATCTCTCGAACTTGAAGGCCAATTCGGCAAGGTGGGGCCGCGCAGCACAGTCACCCACAATCATACGCACACTCACACAACGAAAACTGTCAAAGTAACTTTCGATGGACGGCTCACCAAGCCCAACCAATCGCCGCCGTCGTCGCAGGATGATAGCTCACTTTGGATCGTGCAGGGAGATGACTATTGCGACGATCACAAACGAGCCATCATATTTACCACAACGGAATTACCAGATGGAGCCACCTACACGCTTGAATTTATCGCTTGCGTCGATGGGAGTGTACCGATTGTCGCGCAAGGAACAATAGACGAAATCCCATCCTCGCCAGGTCACACGTCGCACAACACGATTACCTTTGAACTCACCAGCGACATGACCAGCAGATTATTCGTGGGCGACGCCGCCTACACATACAAACTCAGGGCCGACGTTGAAGGCCATCGGATTAGCCTATTGGAAGGATCGGTCACGGTGACAGAATGAGAATCGAAACCTTTTCAGCAAAAGCAAAAGTGCCCAGCGTCGCAAGCGGTTGGGGCCGAAGCACTTCCCCATTTATCCGCCAACACCGCGACGCAGGCCGCACACGCCGTCAGGTTGAACTGTACCGCCGCCAGCATCGGTTATGTCAAAGATGCTTAGCCAACAATCGCACCACCGTCGCCGAAGAAATCCACCACCTTATTGCACTTCGAGACGGAGGCCAGACAGATGCGGACAACCTTCTGGCACTATGCCGCCGATGCCATAGCACGATTCATCATATACCGATCATCGTTCAGCAAACCTACAAAACCAACACCATCAACGAGAGGGACACGATGCCCGTTGAACTGAAGCCCACAACAAACCGCTTCATCATTACCGGCAAACCCGGATCGGGAAAGAGCACTTGGGTTGCAGAGAGACGGCAGCCGGGCGATTACACATGGGACACCGATGCCGTTGCCGAGACATTGTTCGGGATGCCGACGTTTCCGAGACCCAGGAATGTATTGTCGGCTTTGGATTCATTGTTTGCCGAGTTTTTGCGACAGGTTGCAACGTTGCCCGCCGGGGGGCCGCAAGTATTCATCATCATCGCCAATCCCGAAAAAGCTACACGCCTTGCAAACAACCTCAACGCCCAACTTATCACCATCGAAATTGACGAAGCCCTCAGACAAGAACGCATGGCCGAGAGAGCAGAGGGGGCACAATGAAACCCATCGTTATCAGCTTATGCGATTACACCGCCCGCATGTTGGAGCCGTGGGCCGAGGCAGGCTTTGAGTGCTATGCCGTGGATATTCAGCACCCACCAGGACAGACGCAGATCGGCAACAATATTACCGCCGTCGGAGCCGACATACTCGATTGCGTGTCAGCATGGATGCCACAGGGCCGTACCGTGAAAATAGCTTTCGGCTTTCCGCCATGTACCCATACCGCCGTTTCAGGAGCCAGACATTTTCTAAAAAAGGGAATACGAAAGGCAGCCGAAGCCTTTGCCCTCATTGCCCGCGTCGATCAACTTCTGAACTACTTCGGTTGCCCTTACGCATGGGAACAACCCGTCGCCACGACTTCCACGTATTGCGGACCGCCTACCTATACTTTCGATCCTTGCGATTACGCAGGATACCTCACCGATCCAGCCACCGATGCCTATACGAAGAAAACCTGCTTGTGGGCCGGGGCCGGTTTCATCATGCCGGAGCCTAAACGCATCGAACCCGTAAAAGTATGCAAATCAGGATCATGGGTTATGCAGCTTGGGGGGAGCAGCCAACGAACCAAGAACCTACGCAGCGCCACACCAGCAGGCTTTGCCAAGGCTGTATTTTTAGCCAACAACCAGGAGAGAGAATGATATCACCCCTGTACACATCCGCCGACGGAGCCGTCCAGCTTTATTGCATGGATGCAATGGACGTACTGACTCAGCTTGCACCGGCCAGCATCGACGCTGTTATCACGGACCCGCTTGCAGAACAAAAAAGGACTTGTGTACCAGCGACACCACAAGAGCCAGGAACAGTAGCAGCTTGACCCGCCGGGGCCAACGACAACACAAAGGAGCCAGACAATGAGCACCACCGAACCCAATGCTCTATACATCACAGAAATAATAATCACACCAGTATTGTCTATAACGGCTTGCGATATCGAATCACCACGAATCACCGATTCTCAGAATGAGGCAGCCGAGGCCGTCGAACAAAAAGAGGAAACCCCGCCAACCAAACAAAAGAAGCACAAGAAACGAACCGCAATATATTGATCCTAACTATAGAAAGGGTATACACAATGAAAAACACTAAAAAGCCACAAGCCAAGAAACCATCACCTTCCCGCCGTAAGAAGGACAGCACCCTGTTCTATGGTGTCGAAGGTGAACCGCTGATCTTTGCGACTCTGGGCGAATTTACACCACCAGCACCAGCTTTCAATTCTATTGAGTCATCCCTTGAATCAGCCGACCTTGCAGGCTTTCGACTTACACAGGACGACGCCTATATCACCATCAGAGCGAAAGCCACGCCTGAGCTAATGACGTTCCTGCATTTGTGGGCAGAGATTGAGGGACACAAGACCACACGCATGATACATGCAGGAGAGAATATAGGTCAGGGATGAAAGAACGTGGGCGATTATTGATCCCCCGTCAGCATCGACGGGGTTATGTGTATAGCCCCTTGCGGATAACGCGGGCGACTTCCAGCGATGTTACACCCGTACCACCCACCGACCCTTTACAGGACGCCATTGAATCCGCCGAACTTTCTGGCTTTCGATACGACCAGCACACGGGCAATATCGTCATTGCCGTCGTAACAAAGGCAGTCACGCCTGCACTTGCCGACTTCTTACATGCGTGGGCCAAGAGACGGAACAACATACCCGCCATGCGTAAAGCGAATGAGTTTCGTGAGCATTTACAGCGTGGTCAGCCGCCGAGGGGTATGGGTGAGAAATGTTGAGCCTATATACCTCTACACCGCCTTTTCGTGAGCTTCCTTCTTTTTGTCTACGTTATTTCGTTGGGGTTGAAAACAGCACCAAACACAAAAAAACACAGGGGGTATCCCCCAAAAGGAGCTAAAACATGCGTAAAACAAGCCATAAGCCAATAGCCAGCGTTACTGATCTTGCCGAGGGGTTGGTTGTCATTGACGCTCCAAAACTTCCCGGTACAGGGCCATCCATCGACGAAATCGAAGCCGAAATGCTCGAAATGTCGCACCTTGCCGCCGACATCATGTATGCCGAGGATGGGGAGGTTAGCCACGAAACCCGCGACATGCGCCAGGTCAAATCTGCCGTCGCACACATTGGACGGATACCAGGACCACGCGACGCCCTGCACCTTGTCTGTAGCGGTCGTTATGCGATGTGGGATTTAATTCCCGCGACGCTTGAACTGGCCGGTGGAGCCACAATCAACACCATGCACATTGCCACGCTCGGCTTCTCAAAAGGGAACGTGGGCGAAATGGTTGCAATGCTCGACTCCGGAGCCATCGGGCGACTCACACTTCTCTGTTCTCACTACTTTAAGGCACAGAGTCAAGGTATATACGAACTCGCCGTTAACGAACTATCCAAACGATCCAACGCCAGATTCATCAGCTTACGTACACACGCCAAAATCATCACCCTAAAACTCACCGACGGTCGCACGATGGTCATTGAAGCCTCGGCGAATTTGAGAAGCTGCAAAAACATCGAACAAATGAGCATCTTCGGCCAACCCCACCTTTACGACTTCCACACGCGATGGATTGACGAGCTTGCCGGTAACTGGAAAAGCCAGAAGCCAGACGACTTGCCCTTTTGAAGGAGCACACAATGAAGAACCATACAGCTATTCCCGTATGTCCCAAATACGTCAAAGGCGAAGCCCGTAAGGAATGGGACCGCCTTGCACCTGCACTGGCAGAAAAGGGCTTGCTGGATAAGGTGGATATTCCGACCCTTGCACGTTACTGCATTACTCACGCCCGCTGGATTGAGGCCGAGGCCAACGTCGCAAAATATGGGCTTACCGTAAAAACGCCTACGGGGATGGTCATTCAGAATCCATCGTTGGGAATCAGCAACACCGCCGCCAAGCTACTTACCAAATATGCCTCGATCTTTCGATTGTCCACGAAGGAACGCAAAGCCGCCGTCGAAGATGAAATGTTGTTAATGACACCGCCTAAGTTGCGAATGGTGAAATGACAGCACGCCCGCCCATCAATAATCCTTCGGATGAACAGGCCGTCGCCGAGGGATGCTATTACGACCGCCAGCAAGCCAGATCAACGGTGAGGTGGATAGAGGAGACGTTCGCCTTTCACTTTTACCGTTGGCAGCGCCAGTTGTTGTTACTCTACTTCGGCTGGTTGCGGGCGGACGGGGGCTATCGGTTCAATCGAATCACTTGTTTCGTCCCCAAAAAGAACGGGAAAACTACATTGATAGCCGCATTCGTCGGCTACAAATTGTTCGAGCTTCGCAACGCCAGAATTTTTTCCGCAGCATTCAACGCAGGCCAAGCCGCCTACCTTATGGAAGAACTTATCAAGATGATAAGGAACTCACCAAGACTTGCTCACATGATGAAACCGCGAGGCGAGATCAGGGCTATTTGCTCATCACTGCGCCGAGACATCACGGTCATGCGGACGAACAGTTATTACCGTGCCCTCGCGGACAACATCAACGCAAACGATGGACTTACGCCGGACCTTCTGGTCATCGACGAAATCCACAGGATGCGGAATAAGCAGGTAAGCGTACTGACGCAATCGACCACGAAGAACAAAAACGCAACCACTGTCATCATCAGCACCGCCGGAAGCGGAGACAAAACCGAAAGATGCTGGGAGGAATATCGGTACGCGAAGGATGTTAAGGACGGGGTGACAATCGACATACACATATTGCCGATCATTCACGAACACCCCGCCCCCGCCTCATTGGAAGGCGAAGCAATCTACGAAATGGAAGCCCTGCTCGTGGCAAACCCGGTATTGCGTGAGTCAAAAGACGCTCGCGAAGCGATGGAGAATGAGCTGAAAAAAGCCAGGGCCACGAGGCACGATCGGGAATGGCGGCGATACCAATTAGGGCAATGGTGCGTTGATGCCGACGACCCCTACATTGCCGCCGGCGCTTACGACGCCTGCACCGTGGAGCCGATCACCGACGCCACCCTTGCCGGAGTCGATTGTTACGCCGGGTTTGATTGTTCAGGAGGCCAATGGGATCTGTACGCCTTATCTCTTTTGTTTGCTCTTGAAGGTGGCAGAGTTTACGAAAAGCACTACGCTTTTGCATCCGCTGACAGAATAGATGAGATGTCAGAAAAGCAAGACCGAAACTTGCAGCCGTACATCGACGCCGGCGAACTTATCACCATCCCCGCCGATGCAGTAACCGACGATTGGCTTTACGACTGGATCACAAAAGAGCTTTCAAAGTGGAAAATCAAAAAGTTCGCCGCCGACACATACCACGCTAAGGGCATTCTGGAAAGATTGAAGGCCGACGGCCACGATGTCGTCAGTATCCCGCAAAGTAACAATCGAATGATGACGCCGCACATTGACGACTACTTAGGCCGCATCCGCCAGCGCCGTTTAATCCACGCTCAAAACAACCTGTATTCGTGGCAGCTTTCATGCGCGAACTGTCACAACACGCGGAAAGATTTAAGAAAGATCGTGAAGGTAGGGAGCACCGCAAACGGGAGACAGGGCGGGAAGGGCCTAATTGATAACGTCGATGCAGTGTTAAACGCTCTGGTCGTGTTGAAGGCAGCAGAGATTGAGAAGGCTGCACACGGGAAATCCACTGGTATCTACATCGGATAACTATAGAGGGAAATAACATGGGTATCTTTAACTGGTTTGGATCATCCGAGAAACAAGGCACGATCAACGGCATACGTTACGTGGTGTCGAATAGTTCGGAAGGCGAGAAGATTAAGGTTGACCTTTTGAGCATACCAGCGATTAGCTCAGCTATCGAAATCAAAAGCAACGACGTGAGCCAGATACCGATGAGCCTCTACAGGAGGACCACCGGGGGCCGTCAGAAACTCAGAAACCAACTCCACTATCGCCTGAATCAGCAACCCAACCGCTACCAATCCGCCGCCAGCTTTTGGAAAACGGTAGCCATGCAGAGCACGATGGGGGAATGCTTTGTCAGCACACGGGGCGGGGAATTGACCATTCTGCCTTACGGATCAACGGTTCGATATACCACCCCCATCGGCGAGGTAAGGTATGCAACAACTTACACCCAGGAAGAGTTAAAACAGTTAGGCCAAAAACCAGACTCTATAGTTATCAAAGACGACTACGCCTACAACGAAGTCCTGCATTTCTGGACGTTCCAGGATGAATACGGGAAGCCTATCACGCTCAGAAACCGATTCAAACACGTATTAGGTTTGGGGTCCGACCTGTACGCCTATACTTCGAACGTGTACAACATGGGGGGCCGTGTTGTCGGTTATCTTTCGACCGATGTTAAGTTTACCAGCGAAGACGACAAAAAAGACATCGTCCAAGGCTTCAAGAAGCTATTTAAGGCCAGCCGCACGGACGGGGACGGCGGGAACCTTATGGCCGCTTTGGATAACGGCTGGAAATTCAACCGCTTAGACCTCACACCCCAAGAGGTGCAACTGTTCGCGACGAAAAAAGACCTACAGCGAGACTTCGCACAGATAGTGAACATCCCATTGTGGAAGCTGGGAGTTACCGAAGATTATCACTACAGCACGTCCGAAGCCGCCCAGCGTGAGTACCTTGCCAGTTGCCTTAATCCGCTCTTGAACCAAATCGAAAACGAAGTCAATAACAAGCTCATCGAACCTTACGAGCGTGACTACCTTTACGCCGAATTTGACCGCGACGCCCTCATTGCCCTTGACGCTAAGACAATGGCCGAGATTGACGACCTTGCGATTAAGAATGGCACCATGAGCATCGACGAGCACCGTGAGCGCCGAAACCTACCGCACTCTGGCCACAACATCCAGCAGATACCCGTGAACATGAACTCGGCGAGCTTTATGCACGAATCCGAAGCCCTGAAGCTGGAAAAGATGAGGCTGGAGAATGCTGTCATTGCCGCCCAGCTTGCCGCCGCCGCCAAGCCGTTGCCGCCGTTGACGATGCAGGCCGAGCCGCCGGTGGAGCCGAAGCAACAGCCAGAGCCGAAGGTCGAAAGCCAGGAATTACCCGCCGGTGCCGTTGCCGATCCAGCCGAAGCAGCCAGCGTTGCTACCGCCGAGGCCGGGGGGCCGTCAACCAACACCAGCACCACCACCTATGAATCCGCCATAGCCACCGCCACCGTTGAAACCGCCCCCTCAACCCAAACCGCCAAGGTTGCCGACGCCAAGGCCCACGCCACTGCCGAACAACTTGCAGCGATCCAGCAGAAGTATCTGGCCACCTATGATGCCAAACTTGCCGATGCAGCCACCATGCAGGCTATGTGTGATGCGATCTTTCAGGATGTAGCCGATTTATACGGGCTGGGCGATTACTTAGACGACTTTACCGACAGTTATGTGGCCACCGCCCTCATACGGACCAACAATAAACCCATCACCGCCTACGAAGTCAATAGAGCGATCAACGCGGCAAACTATGAAGCCATTACCGCCGTTTATGGTGTTTTTGTGGGGGTTAAATGGGTAGGCGGGCCTTTTGACGGACAGATTAGGACTATTGGCGAACCGTGGACTGGTAACTTAAAGCACCCACCCATCGACGCCACCGAGACGGATTGCTATATAGTTGCCGAAGGGTGAAGAAAAAATAAAAAATCTTGTGGGGATAAATGGTGAAGGACTCGAAACGCCTGTCATATAGTCCAATGAAGGAGCCAAATCATGGCCGATGCGAAAAATAGAACAATCGAGGGATGGTTGATTCAGTACAACAAACCTTCCCGCCCAGTGACCACACCCAATGGCCGTAAGGTTTACGAAGTCATCATGCAGGATGCTTTCCGCGAGAGTGTGGACGCCATTAACGCCGGCGCAGCAACCATCGAATGCAACCTCGAACACGTTGATGATGCGATATGCAGGCTGGGGTTGTCTGGAAAGAATGTACGCCTTGAACACAGGAAAGAAGGGGTTTACGCGACGATTGATCTTATTGGTGACAGCCTCAGCGACGACGTTTTCAAGAGAGCACAGGCTGGGATCGTGACGGGGCTTAGTGTCGAGTTCGATCCTTCACCACCCGATGCGGAGCCGTCCTATGAATTGGTCGCAGGCAGTTACATCCGCAAGTGGTCGAAACTCACACTTAAAGGATTCGCAATCTGTGCGGAGCCAATGTATGCCGACGCCCAGATCGTAAAAGCCACCGAGGGAGCTACCTTAGAGGGAGAAGCAACCTATACACGATCCACCAACACCGCAGACCTTGAGAGGATGCAGGCAGACATTGAAGCGATAGAAACGAAGGCCGCAGCCGATTCTCGTCAATACTACGAATACCAAGCGTTTTTATTGGGGATTAGATAAACGACTTGTCAACGGACAAGGTATCGAAACCCAAGACGTAAGTGATAATCCTAAACAACCAACAATAAGGAACAAGTTATGAACTTGAACGAAATGAAAGCTAAGTATGTCGCCATTCTCGAAACTGGCAAGACCGAAAACCGATCTTTCACCGCAGCCGAGATTACCGAGATGGACAACTTGAAGGCCGAGATTGCAAAGGCTGAAAAGGCCGCAACCGAAGGCGTACAGAAAGCCATCGAAGAACGCAACGCAGCCGCCGCTCGATTGCAGGGGCCGGACACAATGCGGATGAAAACAAACGAATATCTCCGCAGTATCGCCAAAGGCTCGCAGAACGTCGGCAACCTTGAAGTGGTCAACGATGTTGTCCGCCAGTTCAATCAGACCAGCCCAATTTTCGCCGCCCACCAAAACGTCCAGATGCGATCTACCGGCAACAGCTTCGAATTCACCCGAATCTCTGCTGGCGGGGCCGGTTACGTCAAAACCGAAGGCAATGCCGGTACATCCGATACCGCATCAGCCGCCACAATGGTAGCGGTCCCCTTCAAGACCTATAGCGGCCAGACGATCCTCGTCACCCAGGAAGCACTGGACGATTACGCCGCCGATATCAGTCAGGAAGTGATTGTGTTGGGAACCGCGAAGGCCACGGTTGCGTTTGGTGCTGATTGCGTTGCGGCATTGAAGTCAGCCTTTACCACAACGACGGCCACGGCAGGAACATCATGGACGCTCGCAGACGTGACAGCAGCGTATTACGAAATTCCCGTCCGCAATCGCTACAACATCAAATACACCTGCAACCCCGCGACCGCCAAGGCACTCGCCAACCTCATCACTCTCAACACTTCTCCGCAAGCCGAATGGATTGACCTAAAGAAGGAGAACATTGTCGAGGACGAGTCGATGGATGCGGACCTGCTGTTCGTTGGCGATCTTACGCAGGCCCTTGCCATCGGGCTTAAGCAGCCTGTCAGAGTTTTTGTGCAGGAAGTCAGCCAGGGCACGAACTTCGAAGCCCAGCCTCGCCTCGCCGTTGCCCTCCGTGACGCTACCGCCCTTGCCGCTCGCAAACTCAAAACCACGTAACCATTGATTCCTTCCACATCCCCCGGTGGCTTTTTGGAAAAGATGACGGGGCCACCGGGTTTTAACAACTCCCGCTCCCGGTGGTTTCGTGCATGAGCCACCGGGGGCTTCCCAACGAGGACCATATGGCAATCGACGGACGTAAATTAGTTCCACGGATCAAAGCCGAACTCCAAATCTCCGGCAATGCCGACGACCCACGCATTGCCTTGTTAGCCGACGAAGCCATTTTCAACTTGCAACGCCTTCTCAAAAAAACATTCGTGGAAGTCGTCACCGATCCAAAAACCGAAAAAATCATGAACCCAAATCATTTTAGGTACATCACTATTTACGTCGCCATGCGATACGACAACGACGAAAAGCTGCTCGGTGCGCTGGGATGGATATTCGAACAAGTGAGATACGACAATGACTAACCATCACGGAGCACGTTTTCAGCGTGTCGATATTCTCAACCGCCAAAAGACCGAACCTAGCGAATTGGGCGAACGCAAATCATCTCATAAAGTTGTTGGAACTATATATGCCAAAATCTCACCCGTAGGTAGCCGAGAGTATGAGAGAGCCAAGAGTTTCGCCGCCGAAGTCAGCCACCGAATTGTCACCCGTTACACCCCACTGATTACCACAACATCTATCCTTTGCCTGAATAATCGCAGGTTCCACGTTAACGGCATTCTCAACATTGACGACAGGAACCAGGAGCTTTTGATCTACGCGACGGAAAAGCTGGGGGAGAGATAAATGGCTAACGCTCTTTTTGACTTCCAACTTAAAGGAGCCGACGAACTACTCGCAGCCCTCCGGCAGCTTGACGACAAAGGCTCGAATAAGGTGATGTCCCGTGCATTGAAAGCGGGGGCCGGAATAGTTCTTAACCAAGCCAGACAGGACGCACCCAAACGCACGGGAGCAATGGCAGCCGCCTTGAAGATCAAAACGGCCAACAAGAAACGCAAGCACAGACTCGCAGCAACGGTAACGCTCGGCGGGAGCATGTTTAAGGGAAAATTCTATGCTCCATTCACAAATTACGGACGGCATGTAGGGTATCGGTCGCTGGCTTCAATCGTTGCGAAGAAGGACCAGACTGCAAAGTTTATCGAGGGAACCCGATGGATGAACAAGTCTTTCGAGAAGTCAGCACCGGCTGCCCTTGAAGCTATAGGTCAGACGGCAAGGCAGGAACTCAATTCTGTGAAAGGTGGAAAATGAATCTAGGCGCAGCTATACACGAAAAACTATGCACACACGACGCAGTAAGTGCCATCGTCGATAGTCGTGTATACCCCATCCAGTCACTCGATGAAGTATACCCCCTCATTGCCTACACCTTTTCACGCTTACCAGACAACAGCATCGACGCCCCGGAATTTGTCGAATATACCGTAAGAATCTCGATGGTTTCGAGAAGTTACGGTGACACTTGCGAGCTTGGCAACGCCGTCATTGAAGCACTGGATAGACAGCACGGCATATGGGGTGGGGTTGCTATTCGAAGCTGCAATCTTTCCGAGCCGACCACAGAAGATGCCGAGTCAGAGGATGGAGATAAGAATCGCATGTTCTATAGTCAGGAACAAACGTACAAAGTTTACGCCAGACCTTAACTCATAACTATGAAGGAGTCTAATTATGCCAACGGAAGTATCACGACGCGAAACCACCGGAGATTGTGGGACAATCAGCTACAAGGAGGACGGCGGATCGTTCACGCCCTTTGCAAAGGTTGTGGATATCACGCCCAACAAGATCACGGTCCCGAAAGTTGATACAACCCTTCTGAATAGCAGGGCCACCAGATCGCAGGCCAGCAGAACGCCAGATTACGGAGAAGTGGCTGTTACTATCCTCGTTACCGCCGAAAATTCCGCCCTCATTCTTTCGTGGATCAAGGCCGCAAAAACCAACATCTTTCAGGTCACGATGGACGATTACGAATGGGAGGGTGGCGGCGACAATTCCGCCGTAGAGTTCGCGGGATGGGTGCAGGACTTCCCCCCACTTGGCAACAAACTCGAAAAGGACAAGGCCGTGGAAGCAACGTTGACGATCAAGATTGACGGCGAAGTGGAACTCACACCCGGAACGGCAGCGTAACAATACACATCCCTTTGGGGGCCGGTTCATACTCCGACGGCCCCCTCTCTCCCTTTTAATAAGGAATCAACAAATGAGCATACTCGACCAACTCACAAAGCTATCCGTCATCATTCAGCCAGTTACTGTACAGGGTGAAACTTTTTACGTCCGTGCAATATCAGGTTTAGAGATGGACGTATGGGTAGAATACTTATCTAATCCGACCACTGACAGAAACGCACACTCAAAACTCTGGGCTAACTTTTTGGTGAAGGCGCTTTCCGATTCTTCAGGCAACCGAGAATTTACCGACAACGACGTGGAAGTGGTCGCAAGCCAAAATACTCATGTATTGCATGAGCTTTTCGACGCAGCCTACGCGATCAACAAGATGGGGGAGGCTGGCGTGGCCGAAGAAAAAAAAGACTACGCCGTCGCCCAGACCTAAGATTCTGGCTCATTCTCGCCCGTGAACTCAAAATGACTTTAGCCGAGGCGCAGGCCAAAATTAACGCGCGTGAGTTCACCCTGTGGCGCGCGGCGTACAAACTTGAGCCGTGGGGCGAGGACCGAGCAGACTTTCGAGCAGCAAGAATTGCACAATACATAGCTTCCACGAATGGATGGAATTTGACGTTTACCGAAGCTCTGAAGCATTTCGACTTTTACGACTATGACGAACCACCCGCACCCTTTAAGGAAAAATTCCGGGCATTCTTTAACGTCAACGCCCACTTTTTGGGAGTCAGTCAGTTGGGAGCAGGCAAGCCCAGAGGAGCAAAATAATGGCTGGCAGAATCGGATCATTAACAGCATTCCTCAGAGCCGACACGCGGGAATGGTCGAAGGGTTGCGAAGCCGCAGGCCGTGATGTTGAACGGTTACACAAAAGAACCAAGTCGATATTTGCCGACATGAGCAGCAGGTCCACGTTTGGGCAGGCCATGCGTATCACCGCCGGGGGCGGTGCCATTGCAGCGATCAACATGGCAGCCAAGCAGCTCGAAAATATTACTGCAAAAGCTGTAGAGCTACGCAACGAATTAAATGCCGGTACTATTAGTGCCGGTGAATTAGCTGAAAAGCTGGCCAGATCAGCACCTGTTTTAGGGCCATTGACAAATGCTTTCATCAACATTAGAGAACTCATCTGGGGTGAGCAAGCCGAGATTGCCCGTATCAATCAGGAGGCCGAACGCCGAAACAAGATCATCGACTACACCTTGAACAGCCACAAGCAGGTCAAAAAATCGCTTGAAGACGAAGCCGCCGAGATTCGCCGTATCAATCGAGAGATTGAGAAAATTGGGAAGAACCCATTCGAGACCCGCCGCATTGACCTTGCCCAGCGTACCGACGACCAGCAGCGACAGCGTACCACCAGCAAAGAGTCCGAAATGGCGGACTTCAACAAAGAGGATGCGAAGTTTAAGGAATTCGTCAAGGACCGCGACAACATGCGGACCAAGCTGGACGAGCTTCTGGCAAAGTCAAAAGACGCCACGCCTATCTATTTTGGTGGACCGGGTAATTCCGGAATGCTCGCAGCCCGGCAGGAATACAACACATTAAAAGATGAATACGACAAGTTGCATTCAATGGTGGAGGGGGCCACCAAAAGACGAGCCGAACGTCTTAAAGAGATCAACGACAAATACGACAATCTCGATGCCAAGGATAAAGAAAAGGCAGCAGCCGAAGCCGCTGAAATTGAATCCGATCTTTTAACCGCGAAGAACAAGACGCTGGACGCCACCAACGACGCCCTCAGCAAAGCATCCAGAGACCTCACCCTTCAACGCCTCAGAGAGGACGGACTTGCAGAAAAGGCTGCCATCCAACAGATCACCAACGACACCGCCGACGCCAAGGCCAAGAACCTTAAAGACGCACAAGAGAAGCTAAAAGGCATGGGGCTTGCCGAGGATTCAGATTATGGCAAGGAGCTACTGGGCCAGGTCGCGAAAGAAAACGAAACCCTTGACGCTCTTGCCGAATCCAAAATCACCGACTACATAAGAGATCGTCACAAGAGCCTGACGGACTCCATTGCCGACCCATTCCAAAAATATCAGGACGATATCGAGAAGTGGAATAATCAGGTCACGCAGGGCATTGTCAGCCGCTCCGAAGCAAATACCGCCATTGCCAGATTGCATAAGGAGCTTGAGGAGTCATTAGGGGTACGGGAAAGCCCAATCGAAAAACTCAGACGTGAGATAGCCGAACTCCAAAAAGGCGTCGAACTGAAGATCATCGACCCCGACAGAGCCAAGAAAGCAATAGAGCAACTGGCAGAGGCAGCGATGCCCAAGGCCGACTATCGAGCAGCCGAAGTCAGAGCCACACGCTTCGAAGGCCGTGTGCAAAACCAAATCTTGCCGACGGCAATGATGGACCCCGTGGTCAAAAACGGAATCGTCCAGGTTGAAGTGTTGAGAAAGATTCAGAGGGACACCGAGAAAACCGCCAGAAATTCAAGTGGCAGCGAATCAAATGACGTTGTTTACACAATCCCATAAGGAGGGGAGATCATGGCCAAATGGCTTAAAACCGACCCAATCCGCGACCGCTCAGCCGAAGAAGATGTACGCTCAGGAACCGGCAGAGAGACCCAGCACTACCGCGTATTCTTTGACGGGCCGGACGCCTACGCCGCCAACGCTGTTTACTCGCCCGGAATCCCTGCACCGGATGAACGACTCGGAACCACCAATCTTTACGTGTCCAATCGCAGCAGCAGACAGGACGACAACGACCCCTCCGTGTGGATCGTGGAGATTGTGTATTCAACCTATCCAGACCAACAGCAGAAACCAAAGGAACCAAGGCCGGAGGGGGCCAAGAAATGGAACATCGACCTGTCCGCCACATCGGTTGCATATCAGGAAGACGTTCATCAGGACCGCGACGGCAAAGCCATCCTCAACGTCAACGACGAACCCGTTGCCCAAACCCGCACCGAAACCGATGAGCAGATCAACGTCAGCTTCCACACCCACAAGCCAGACTTCGAAGCCATCGACCTCTGTTTGGGTAAATGCAACGACGCCCCCATCACTCTGACTCTGACAACATACAAGGTTGTGACACCCGGCGACGAAGAAACCCCTGACACCGTGGAATGGCAAACCACCACCCGCACCTTTGCACCCGAAACCTTAAAGCTGGATGCAAGATCATGGAACCTTGTGTACGACGACGGCGACAAGGTGACGAAGATCAATCTGGTATTCCTGTACAAGAAGGATACATGGGCCTCCAAAATCCCGAATCTGTCTTACTTCAAGCAGGGGCCGAATGGTGAGACCGACGAGAAGGGGCGCAAGAAGCTATTCCCGATCACCGAACGCGACATCGGAGGAACCACCGACAACCCCGTCAACGCTCCCCAATACCTTGACGCCAATGGCAAGATCATCCCACCAGGCAGCCCCATCGTCACCTTCACCGCCAACATGGTCCCAGTCACCAGTTTCTCAACTCTTTTAGAGGAGATCGTGTGATGTCAGACAAGCCCGGAAAATTTGACCCCAACTCCGCTAAGCGGATCATAAAAACGGTTCAATGGGTTGAGCAGCAACCGTACAACACCCCCGGCCAGCGTCAGGGAGGCCCACCAGAACGCCCGCCGATATGGGCACGTATCACCGGCATATTCAAACGCCGCCCCCAAATCGTCAGCACCGATCCAGACGAAATCCTGCCAGTAGACGGCATGACCATCACCGGCGACCCGATCTTTTATTCATGGGCAGCAGTCACGACGGATGGAGAGGTCGCACGATATGGCTACACCCCCAATGCCGACCCACCCATGCAGGGCCACGCCTCCGCTTTTCAGGTCAACGCCACCCCCAACACCTACGTCCCCCCCGGCGTCATCGTTGAATTGCACTTCGCAGGCAACGACAACCAAGGCCAACCCCTGTACCGCTTTTCATGGACTGGGGCAGAACAGAACGCAGGATTGATTCCCCATGACCACCGCTCGAATGATCCAAACTACGGGGGGTTGAGCTTTTCGTGCTACTCACCGGGAACTGCGCTTCCGCAAATGCCGTGGGCGATCTAATCCACTTTCAAACCATAAAACGGCTTCATTGCAGCCACGCAGGACGACGTTTGAAGGCAGGGTGGACCCGAAGGCCGTCAAAATTTACACCACGTCAGATAGCCATGCTCATACTGTCCGAGGCAATGGCACTTGTGGCACCAATGGCACTACTGACACTTGTGGCACTTGTGGCACCAGTACCAGGGAGCATATCTATCAGCCTGAAGAATGTCCGCCTTGCCCCGCCGGTTTCTTTCGACCACAACTCGAAAAGCTGCATTGTGGTTGCCTCCGGATTCTCGGAAACGATCCTGCCCAGTGTGGCGAGATTCTGGTTACGCTTTTCCAGCTTGCTCACGCGCGGCGGCAATGTGAACTGTAACGCCTTCACCCGCTTTTCCATGCTCGCCCGCAACATATCCCTCCAATGTGTTGTTACGGTCCCATCGTTCCACGCCTGCATAAACGGCAGCCCTTTATCGCAGAGTGTACGCATATCGGGACGCATCCCCAACCGGACAGATTCGCTTTCGATGAAATCCACCACTTCCTTGCACTCGGCAGCCGTGATATCGGAATCCTTAGCGGTCCAGCCGTCCGCCGTAATGTGCCGCATTAACGCGATTATTTCCGCGTCGGTGGGATCGTACAGGTAAGGATTCGCACGACTGCAAAAGGCACCTATTACGGGATCATCATCTAATTCGATGTTGGACATCATAATAATGCCGCCGGTGAACACGACCTTTTCATCCTTGCCGCGCCGTCGATAGGTCACGACTCGCCCTTCACCGTGTGACTGTTCACCGAGCGCCGCCAAAAGGATACCCTTGCCGGTGGGTTGATCCAGTAGCGTCCCAATGTCGTCAATAACGATTACGCTGTCAGAGTTCACCTTCAAGAGGTCAAAAAGGCCCATCGGGGTTATGTGACCGGATACGTAGCAATGAGCGACGCCAGCCTCTTTCAATGTCTGGCGCACCGAGTACGTTTTCGACGTGCCGCCGCGACCGTGTAAATAGAACCCATTGGACTTTTTAGCCGCCACCATCCTCACCATATCCTTAATGATGTTGAGTCGCTGGTTGAGAATGTCGAGGTGGCTGGGTTCGGAGGACTGGGAATAGTTGACCATCAGGAAATTTCCTTTTACGAAACGAGAAAACAAAACCGATGAACGAATTACGTTCAAGTTAATATGCCTGCTGTTCAGATTGCAACAGCAAAATTGAATTATTTAACATATTTTAATGATTGATAATTATCTTATAAGATAATTGTCCGTCGTCATATTTATTGAAGCAAAAAGCTATGCAACGTATTGATATGTGATGAAGTGTGGGAGGGGTTGAGGGGGTGATATGGAAGGGGAGTGCGGGGGATAACACCACCCAAACATTAGCAAGCCATATGCCGACTATTTTTAGTCTGATTTTTAGTCACTTCCGCGTTTTTGCTGTCAAGAATAATGCTTGTCAACCCTCTACCACTGAATTACGCCCGAAGCTAAATCTTTGCAACTAAAAGACTTGTGGGAGCCAATTTTTAATTTTGTCCCTACTTTTGTCCCGACTATTAACCCTTTTGTCCCTATCTGGTAAGATGGCTTGAGCATGGGAAAAACATAGGTCATGCGAACATCCTACCCGAAGGAGAATAAAATGAAAATGGGACGCCCGCGAAAAAACTTTGAGATGGACGACAAGACTACCATCATGGGGCTTTGCGACTTGGGCAATGGCCGTTGGCGGATCACGCTCCCCGGCCCGCACAAGGGGGAAGCGGTTCAATGA